AAAAAAGAGAAGAACAAAATCAAGATGCGTTTAAACAAAGTGGTGCATACGGTCCAACAAAATTATAATATCTATTTACTTTTATATAATTTTATTATATAATGCTTTAACACTTGGTTTAACAATAGAGGAATGCGATGACTGATTTTTTTCGTAATATCGTAAAAGAGTTAAATGACGACAATACACATATCGCAGCTGATGGATTGGGTTCAAGTGAGTTTAGCGGTACTATTGATACCGGTTCTTACATTTTTAATGCCCTGCTTTCTGGGTCTATTCATGGCGGTGCCCCAAATAATAAAGTACTTGCTCTCGCTGGTGAGAGTGCTACAGGAAAGACGTTCTTTGCTTTGGGTATTGTTAAGCGTTTCCTTGACGATAATCCCAATGGTGCTGTTTTCTATTTTGATACTGAAGCAGCTGTTACAAAGTCCATGATGGAGGAACGAGGCATCGACTCTAATCGAGTGATCGTCTCTGAACCAGATACAATTCAAAGGTTTCGCCATACATCTATTCAGATTCTGGATAACTATGCAAAGACTCCAGAAGATAGTCGCCCTCCAATGATGATGGTACTCGACTCTCTTGGTCAGTTATCAACAACAAAAGAAGTTGAAGATACCACAGAAGGTAAAGAGACTCGTGATATGACAAAGGCTCAGTTAATTAAAGCCACATTCAGAGTTCTCAATCTAAAACTTGCTAAGGTCAACGTACCGCTTTTAATCACGAACCATGTTTATGACGTTATCGGCGCTTATATTCCAACAAAAGAGATGGGTGGTGGTTCTGGTCTCAAGTATACTGCATCTCAGATCGTTTTCTTATCAAAAAAGAAAGATAAAGATGGTAAGCATGTTGTAGGTAATATCATTCGTTGCCGACTGATTAAGTCTCGGTTTACAAAAGAGAACAAAGACGTTGAAGTCAAGTTGAGTTATGATAGTGGGTTAGACCGATACTATGGTCTACTTGAACTTGCTGAAAAGTATGACATCATTAAAAAGGTATCTACTCGCTACGAGTTACCAGATGGCTCAAAGGTATTTGGTAAAGCTATCAATGAAGATCCTGAAAAGTATTTTACTGATGACTTATTGCAACAGCTAGAAGTTGCTGCCGCTAGAGAGTTTAAGTATGGTCAATCAGGCGAATATTCTGATTATGAAGAGGCTGAAGATGAACTTGAAGAAGTATGAAGTACTCTGGGATGAGTATAAAGGTGAAGAGTTAGCTAGAATTAGATTGACTCATGACAAGTTTAATGGTATAATTTATAATTACAATACTGTAAGCGTCATTGAAGAAGGGGATGATGATGGGGGAGCAGTATTAAAATTTGATTATGATATTGTTTCTTCACCTGAAGATATAAACGTAGAATCTTTGACTGAAGAAGATCATAAAGAGTTTGAACAATTGATTGGCGATATTTTAGTTGAAATCATAACGGAGGCGATGGAGAGTGAGGATAGAACAAACAATACTGGCGAGTCTAATTTATGATGAACCTTATACAAGAAAAGTATTGCCTTTTCTAAAGAAGGAATATTTCCAAGATCAAACGGAGAAGGTTCTGTTTGTTTCTATTGAAAACTTTATTCAAAAGTACAATAATCTCCCTACAAAAGAAACATTGCAGATTGAAATTGACAAGCAATCTTCAATTCCAGAACAAGTTTATAATAATGTTGTTGAATATCTAAACAACATCTCATACGACAAAAAAGATCTACAATGGATTGTTGATAATACAGAAACCTTCTGCCAAGAGAAGGCAGTGTATAATGCTATTATGGAGAGCATATCAATTATTGATGGCAACTCCAAAGATAACAAAGGGTCTATACCAACAATTCTATCTGATGCTCTAGGCGTCTCGTTTGATAATCATATTGGTCATGACTTTTTAGAAAATGCTGATGAGCGATATGAATTCTATAATCGTAAGGAAGACAGGATTCCTTTCGACTTAGATTATTTTAATAAGATAACAAAAGGTGGTCTGCCAAACAAAACACTCAATGTGTTCTTGGCAGGAACTGGTGTTGGTAAGACTCTTGCTATGTGTCACATGGCAGCGGCTAATCTTCTATCTGGTAAAAATGTGTTGTATGTGACACTTGAAATGGCAGAGGAACGTATTGCCGAGCGTATCGATTCAAATCTACTGAATATCCCTCTTGAAGAAATTGAAGGATTCCCCAAGAAGATTTATGATGATAAAATTAATCGTTTGAGATTGAAAACCTCTGGTAAGCTAATTATTAAAGAGTATCCTACTGCTACAGTTGGCTCAGGTCATTTTCGTCACCTACTCAATGATCTGAAACAAAAAAAGAATTTTGTTCCAAGCATTCTGTATGTTGATTATCTGAATATATGTACATCAACGAGATTGAAGTATGGTGCAAACGTAAACAGCTATACATATGTCAAATCCATTGCCGAAGAACTCAGAGGATTGGCTGTTGAACGAAACATTCCTATCGTCAGCGCAACACAGACAACAAGATCTGGTTTCACTAACAGTGATCCTGGTCTTGAAGATACTTCTGAGTCGTTTGCGTTACCTGCAACTGTTGACTTTATGTGCGCTTTAATTTCAAGCGATGAACTTGAACAGCTTGGTCAGATAATGGTAAAACAGTTGAAGAATAGATATAATGATCCTACAGCCAACAAAAGGTTTGTCGTTGGTGTTGATAGAGCTAGAATGCGTTTATTCAACGTCGATAACTCTGCACAGAAGGATATTGTAGACGACCGCCCAGTAATGGATAAATCTGACTTTGGTCAAAGATATGATGAAGAGGAAAACATGAAATGGATGACGAAAACAGCAGGTCGGAAAAACTTCGACATATTATTCGGTTCTTAGAATCAATGGATGAACAATCTAGAAAAGAATATCTAGCGCATTGTGAGATGGAAATACGATATTCGGATGGTTGGTCCGCTGAATATTATAGAGACTACTTGGAGGCAGCAAAATATGTATGAGATTCGTAAATCGGGTAAGACCTTTCGCGTATATGACAAAGAGAGAAAAAGGTACGTATGCAACACCAAAAGCGAAGACACTGCTAGGCTTTATGTCACCAACTATCTTTTGAATAGAGGGTTTGAGGGCGAGATTCCGGATTTCTTCCTTCGAGACAGCAAATTTGGAGTTGCTATAGACAGCCGACCGCCATGGGAAATGTAACCTATTGAAAACAAACAAAACTTTTTTGAAAAAAAATATTGAAGGATTTCAATAGGTTGGTGGTAAGCTATTGATTTAAAACAAATCTTTTTTGTTTACTTTTTTGTCAATATAACTTATGATGTTTATATATGATGATGAAAAGGAGAACATCAGAATGATTCGCGTAATTGAGTTTCTTTCGTTTGTTTCGTTCTTTGCGTTTGGTTATTTCCTGATGGTGGTCCTATGATCACTGTCAAGGGTGGCCACAAAACCCAGAAGAAGTTCATCAAGCAAGTTGCTGATTGGGCTTCTGTTTCTGTACTTGGTCCTCGTCTAGCTCGAGTTGTTGATGTGAATATCAACATCATACGTAATCTCGATGCTGATGGCTGGTGCATCTGGGAAGACGAAGGAGTTTGTGGACGAGAGTTCACGATTGAAGTTCGCGCTGAGCAAACATATCCTGAGATGCTTATCACGATATGCCATGAAATGATTCACGTTCGCCAGATGGCTCGTGGTGAGTTGAAGGAAGTTGGCATCACTCGTGGTGGCAAGCATCACTATCAGGTATGGAAAGGCAAGAAAATTTCCAAAAGGCTAGCTTACGCAAAACACCCTTGGGAGACTGAAGCATACAAGTTACAAGACAAGTATGCAAAACAGTATGTCACTGAAGGTCGTTTCGTATACACCAATCAAATGATTGCCAGAGATAGAAGGATAGAAAAATGACCGAGTTTGAAGAAGAAATCCGTGAACGTGCCTTACTATGGTGGGGTGACAATACCTTTGCTCCTAAGACTGAGCAAGAGATCATAGAGCATTTCTGGGCATGGTACCTTGGTTATGAATACCGATCGCGACAGTCGTATCATTAACAACCTCTTCCGGTTGGCTCAAGATATAGAACCTGTGAAGTCGAGTCGGCTT